ACTCTCCTCGCATGGCAATGTAAAGGAAGCACTACAGATAGGCTTTGATGAGTCAGAAGACTGTAGTACTATTATTGTCTCCGATACAGGAGAGATTGCTGGAATGTATGGGATAGCTAGGTATGACGAAATCATGGGCATACCGTGGCTTCTTACAGCACCTCCAATAGAAAAGATTTGGTTGCCCTTCCTGAGAAGGTCTCGTGTTTGGGTAGAACATATGAATAGTAAGTACCCTATTCTAGTTAATGCTTGTGATGCAGACTACACTAAGGCTATTAATTGGCTTCGTTTTGTAGGCTTCACGTTTATTAAAAAGCATGATAAATGGGGCGTAGGAGATAGACCCTTTTTAGAATTTGTAAGGATAAAAGATGTGTGAACCAACAACAATGGCAGTCTTGTCTGTAGCTCAAGGTGGACTTGAGTTTATGGCAGCCCAGCAGCAAGCACAAGCTGACCAAGCAAGATATGACCAAAATAGGATAGCAGCCACACAAGCAAGAGACTTAAAGATACAGAGTCTAAATCAAAGAGCTATTCAAGAATCTGAAGCTGCGGCAACAGAAAAACAAGATTTAGCACTCAGAGCTTTGGAACTTCGTGAACGTGCTTTAGTAGCTGCTGGTGAAGGTGGCGTAAGTGGTTCTTCTGTAGATAATTTACTTAATGAGTATACTGCACAGAAACTACGAGGCGTAACCACAATTAATAGAAACTTAGACTTGATTGAAAATCAAATTAATCTTGAAAAGATGGGTGCGTCTGCTGAAGCTGAAAATAGAATTAACTCACTTCCACAGGGTAAAGTACCTAGCTTTCTTGCGGCGGCTGTTGGAACTGCTGTTAGTGCGGCTGGATCTTATCATACATATAAAGTAGACAAGCCAGCAAGTTATAAATTTCAGTTTGGAACAAATAAAATTGATACTAATTTCTGGCCTGAGGGACTTTAAAGGAGTAAGATATGGCACAAAGTAGAGTACCTGTAGAGAGATTAACACCCTCTGCTAAACTTGCAACTGTTGCTCGTCCTGTTGAAACTTATGTACGTCCAGCAGAACCTCAAATTAGAAATGAGCTTCTTGATTTTGTTAATGCTATATCCCCGGGGATGAAGCAATTAGCAGATGTTAAAAGAGCAGAAGAAGTAAAAAAGGTTAGGGAAATTGAAGCAGGAATTGCTGCTGAACGTACTCTTGATGCTAAGTTTGCACAGAGAAAAGCAACAAGAACTGCTAATCAAGATTATCTAGATAATTCTGAGTTTTATTTAACAGCCACAAATGAAGAAATTGAACAAAGAAGACAAGAAATCTTTGCTCCATTTGTAGATAAGGCTGTTAATTCTGGTGATGATATTCTTGCAAGAGCAGTACAATCCGATATTGAATTATCTAATCTAGACTTTATGATTAAGTTAGATGCTGTTAGAAAAGAAGAGAAAGATAAAAATACACTATCTGAATTAGGAGCAGCAGTCTTTGCATCTGATAACATAGAGGAAATAGACAAACTAGTATTAGATACTCATAAAGCTACTAACATACCACTTAATACAATTAACCAGTATATTCACGATAGTATCTATCTTCCTTCTGCTGAATATGAAGGACGTTCAACTTTATATCAATGGTTAGATAGTAGACAGATATTTAATACTGGATATGCCTTAGAAAAAAAAGGCGTGTTAGAAGGACGTTTAGAACAATATGATAAAGAAGAACTAAACAGACAGTCTGTAGGGTATTTTGAACAGACTATAAGAGATAATATTAAGACTTGGAAAGCTAATGGTTTACAAAGCGTAGCAGACTTAGGCATAGAAAAAGACGTTACTTTACCTAATGGTAAAACTCAAAAAATTAGCAAGGACGATGTAGCTCAAATTATTTGGAATGATTGGCTAACAGAAGTAGTTGAATTAGAAAGACTACCCCCAGAAATGAGAGATAAGGCTATTCCTACTTCTGGTGATACTTTATATAGAGAGTTTGCCAATGCTGGTCTTGTTCCTCCTCCTTTAAAAGATGATTTACAATCAGGTATTCCTGCATTTCTTAGTGGTAACTTAACAGATGATAATACACTAGCAAGAGCAGAAACAGCTTATAACGCTTATAGACAAGCCGATGGCTACAATATCACTGTTAGTAGAGATACAATGTCTACAGAGGCTACAGAAAGGTTTCAAATTGTTGATATATTAGTACAAGAAGCTGGTATGGATGTTCGCTCTGCTTTGTTAGAGGCTCAATCAGCCAATTTAAGTACTATGAAAAATGTTAGAGTCACAGCTAAACAATTTGCAGAAGCTGCTAATACAGCTACTTGGTCTCAAGATTTATTAGATGCGTCTAATAGTCAAGAGATATACAACAGAGTTAATGATCTAACTAAAACTTTTATGTCAACCAATAGATTATCTTTAGATAAAGCATTAGCAAAAGCTATAGAAGTTGTAGAGGCTGATACAAAGTATATTAATACCACTGATGGTAATAATACAATGGCTATCCATATCCGTAATACAGGTATTACAAGGAATGGTAAGGAAGCTACTCTTTTACAGGAAAACTTAAATCTAGCCTCACAACAATATAATGTTGCTAACATGATTGATTATTGGGGTGGGACAGGACTAGCCATAAGAAACTCTGATAAAGATAATTTACTAAATCTAGAAATTGTCGATGCTGATGGTCTTACTGTATTTAATATTGGTTATGTTACTCCAGAAGATTTTTCTTCTAAAGAACGCATGATTGCTTTAATGTTAAGTAAAGAAGAATACTTTATACAACAAGGAGTGTATGACCCAGTAGAAACAACAGCGTTTCCTGAAGTTGGTTTAGAACTAAATTCTCTTATACAACGAGAAATTCCTGAAGCATTTATTAAACTACAAGAAAGTATCCCAGAAGAAAGCGTACTTAATTATGCTATTCAAGAGATACAAAAAGGACGTAATGTACCTATGATGTCATTGATTGGGGAAATACCACAGGATATGACTGTTGAAACAATTACTCCTTTGTTAGATAAATCAGGACAGCCTACAGGTATGAGCTTGTTTGCTGGTAGATTGGCTAATGGAGATGCTTACTTTGTTAAGTCTCTTCAATCACCAGATGATTATACAGGTCAAAATGTTACTATTACAGAACCTTTACCTGAATCAATAGATAATACTCCACCTGACATGGCTACACTAGTTAATAATACTAGTCAGACACGTCCTCCACCAAGACCAGCACAGGTTAATGTAGTTGATACTATACAAGACCAAACACGTCCTCCACCAAGACCAGCACAAAATAATGTAATTGATGCAAATCAATTTACACCTAGTGATGCGACTAGTGGTAAAGAAATTGAAAGTATAACAAGTATGCAAGGTGATACTACAGAAGAAAAAGCTATAAACCTTTTGATAGAACATGAAGGCTTTGATCCTAATCCTTATCCAGACGGAAAGGATCGTTCAGTAGGTTATGGATTTTATATTCCAGCTTTAGAACCAGATGAAAAAGCTCTGATTAAAGATATTAATAATGTCACAAAAGAAGAAGCTAATGCTGTTCTAAAACTAAAGGTAAGTAAAATACAAAACTTCTTGAGGTCTGAACTACCTGAGTTTGAGAAAATGTCTGGTGAAACACAGAGTTCTGTAATAAGTATGGCATATCAACTAGGAGCAGAAAATATAAAGATTAAGTTTCCTACATTCTTTGAGAATCTAAAACTAGCAACAGAAGCTACCCAAGGTTCTTTTGAACAGGCGGCTTATCTAAAGAAAGCTGCTGATAATATGCTGTATAACTTTGATGAAGAAGGTAATATAAAGTCAAAAACCTTATGGCATCAACAAACCCCTAATAGAGCCAACGCTATGGCTCAAGGGTTAATTATGCAGAATCAACAAGCAGAAGGTTTACAAGCTGTTGCTGATGTAGCTAACGAAAGTTTTGATGCTTTAAGACAACGTGCTTTAGCAGCACAAGAAAACAAATCTATAGAACAAGTACCTATGTCTGATCAAACTAATCAAATAGGGAAAAGTGTAGAGGATGTTGCTGCTGTTGATAATGCTCGTTTTGAAGAAATACGACAGAACGCTTTAGAATATGCAGAACGTAATCCTGACAGTGTTATAGATATGTTAGATAAAGTTATTGCAGACAAAGCTAATGAGATTATTCCTTCACACTTTAAAGCTTTTGTTCAAGATATCTTTAAAGTAGACCTTGATACAGCACGTACTGAAGATTTCTTTAGAGATGTAGAACAGTCAGCTATGAAAGATGTTGTACTTGCTAGTATTAAAAGAACTGGTAATGCAACAAGTGGTACAGTAACTTACGAAGATTACGAGACAGGTATATCTGATGTAACTTGGGGTGCTAATACTGACCCACTATCATTAACAAATGCACAGGGTGCTGTTAAGAAAACATTAGGACAGTTCTCTTGGCGTATTGATGAAAATGGAGACCTGATTATTACAGATCAATACAACTTTAATGATGCACAGAAGTATCGTAAACAATATCCATCTGAAGCAGCTAAGATTAAACACCTTATGGGATTAGGTTTAGGTGTGGTATCAGGTGATATTAGTACTTATGGTTGGCTTCGTAGAGTTGGCGCACTATATGGTTCTGAAGAGGATATGGGTGCTAGGTTTGAGATTAACTTAGGTAAGATTAACTGATTAAGGATAAACTAAATGGCTACAGAATTACCTCAATCTGTTCAGGAATCGTTAGGTCTTTTTAAAGGGGATCGTGTTCCCTTTGAAACGACTATTCCTGAAGCAGATTTAAGAGCCGAAATTGAGAAGGCTAGATCAGTAGATAGAGATTCTAACTTTCTCAATGGTTTTGGTATCGGTGTTACAGAAGAACATATTGGTTCTCTTGTTGCACGGAATAGTTACGCATGGCATAAAGATATTCTAAAGCCAATAGCCAATCCTGATGAAGAATTAATATCCTCTTTAACTCAGGGTTTAGATGACCCTAGAGCTATTGAGGATGTTATTCAAGCAGTTAAATCTGTTGGTGTAGACTACGCTTCTAAAATGGCTGATGATTACAGATTAACAGCTTATAATGCACAACAACTAGCAGAGGGAGGCTGGTCACAACTTGGTGGCTACTTCCTTGCTAGTATGACTGATCCTGTTGAATGGGCAGCTATCTTTGGTACTACAGCAGCAGTAGGTGCTATATCAGGCCCTGCTGCTCCAGTGACCGCTCCAGTAACTGCTGGGGTAGGCGCAGTAGCTAAAACAGGCAAAGCTGTAAAGAAAACCTACGACATTTGGAAATTTGCTAGGTCTGGTCTTGCTATTGGTATTGCTGAAGCAGCTGCCTTTGAAGGTATTCGTGCTAGATTAAAGTATGATGTTGATGGCGGAGATGTTATGACCGCCATGTTAATAGGTGGTTCTATTGGTGGTATCGCTGACGGAGTTACTAAAACCTTTATAAAAAATTCACGATTACGAGAACTGGATTTAAAACTTGCTCTAAATCTAGAGCTTAGTCTGGAAGAAAAAGCATTTTATAATGCTTATGGTGGTGATGCTCGTATTCAAAAATTAATTAACCAAGCAGAAGAACGTGGTGATTTTCTTGATCCTGAGGATAAACCTTTACCTAGATGGACACAAGAAGAAGCAGAGGCCACAACAGGACAGTTATCCATTAAAGGTACTGGATGGATTCGTAAAAGAATTTCTACAACCTTTAAAATGAAAAGTTCTAGAAATGGTTATACACGTTTATTTGCTGATAGAACTGTTTTAAATAGTACTGGAAATGAAGAGGGTGTTGATGGTGTTAGAGCCGTATCTGGTTATTCTGCAAGTGAAATAAAAAATCAAACTGAGATGGTTGCACGTGCTGCTTTTGACAGAGAAATGTTAAAGCAGCGTACTGAGTGGGTTAGGCGTACTGGTGGCGGTATAGATGATTTTAACGTCTTAGTATCTAGAGCAATCCGTACAGGTAATCTTTCTAATGTACCTGTAGAAGTAAGAAAGGTTGCTGAACACGTAATAGAAGCTGAACGTAACTTAGGTTTACAAGCTATTGACTATAATGTAGCTGGCTTTACTGCTGGTGTTCTTGATAGACAGCCTAACTATCTTCCTCGTTTATTTCAAGAAGAGAAAATACAATACATTAAACAAAAGTATGGAAACAAAGCAGAGGATGTAGTAGCTGAGTTAGTAGAAGCAGCTATCCGAAAGGGACAGCCAAAGCTTAAATTAAAAGCAGAGTCATTAAAAAAGATGGCAAGAGGATATGCTAAAACTATTCTTAGTCCTAATCTTCATGCTGGACACCGTGCAACAGAATTTAATGTTGAAGATTTAAAAAATGCTTTGAAGAATGAGCAGATATCAGATCAAGATATTAACGACATCATAGATAATCTTACCTTAAACACTGTTGTTAAAGGACATAAAAGGGCAAGGCCTAGAGTTGTTCTCGATGAAAACACCAGTATTCAAGTACGAATGGATGATGGTAGGATTGAGGAACTTTCTTTTTTAGACCTTTTAGAAGAAGATATAGAAAAGCTTCATAATGCTTATGTATTTCAAATGTCTAGTGCTATTGGCCTAGCTCGTAATGGTATTAATACTAATGAACTAGGTTCTAGTTTTGATACTATTGTATCTAAAATACAAGCAGAAGGTGAACGCATAGGTCAAACATCAGAAGAAATAGCTGATGATATTAGGTCTGCAAAGTTTGTATATGACTACATGACAGGCCGTTTAGGTTATGATGATAACATGGCTTTAAGTACTAAACGTATGTTGAGTAGAGTAAGAGAAGCTAGTTTTATTGTTAACATGGGTATGTCTGGTATGTCTTCTATGATGGAGATAACTAATGCTCTTTTTGAATATTCTCTTCCTGTGCTTTTAAAAGCCATGCCTCACTATCGTAGATTATATGCTATGGCTGCTGATGGTAAACTATCCTCTCCATTATTAAGAGAGATGGAAGCTTATACAGGTTTAGGTGCTGATGTTGTCATGGGAAAGTTTAACCGTGCTAGTCGCTTTGAAGGTGACACTATGGAATTACAAGATATAGGTGTATCTAGTAATACTAATGTAGAAAAACTTGATGAGTATCTTGGAAAAGGTAGGGAACAAATGTCCTACTGGTCTGGGTTATCTGGTGTAACACAGTCTCTTCGTAGATTAACTATGTTAAATTATAGTACAGCATGGGCAAGAGCAGCTAAAAAAGGTATGAATCCTTTTTCACAAATTAAGATGGAGCAGCTAGGTATTGATGCTAAAATGTCTAAAAGAATTAGAGATAGTATTAATAAACACGCTACTTTTAGAGATGCAGATAAAACTGTATTAGAAACTCTTAATTTAAAAACTTGGGATGATAAACAGGCTGCTGATCTTTTCTCTATGTCTATATTTAGAGAGACTACTCAAAGCGTTCAGGAAATGAATATAGGTTCTGTAAACAGATCGCTTCGGGGTGATTTAGGTAAAACTGTTTTTCAGTTTTTATCGTTTCCTTTAGCAGCAGTAGAACAACAAACAATGCGTCTAGGCGTAAGAGCTTTTAATGGAGATGCTGCTACAGTATCAAAAATTATTCTCTCAGGTATGTTAACAGGTTCTATGTTGTATATAACAAGAGTCTATATGAACGCTGAAGGAAGAGGCGATAAAGAAGAATACATTAAAAGAATGTTAGCTTGGGATAGATTTCTTGAGGGTTCAATGAGTCAGGTAGGTTCTGCTTCATTTATGGGGTATATTTATCAATTAACAACAGGTGCTATGGATGGTAACAATTTTGCCATGACTCCTGCTTCTTTGTCTCTGACTACTGGCTTTTTGAAAGCAGCTAAGTTACCGTTTGATGAAAATGTTACTGAAGCTGAATTAAGGTCTGCTCTAAGACTATTACCTTTTTCTTCTTTATATGGAGCTAGGCAAATTATTAATGGTATCTCTGACCAATTTACAAATACGAACTAAAGGATAAACGATGGCCTTTTCATATTATGACTATACAGGGGATGGTGTAACAGATACGTTCACCATTACCTTTACATACCAAAGCACTGCCGAAATCAGTGTTACTGTGGATGGTGTGGCTGAAACAGGCCTCACCTTTCCTTCAACTACGAGTGTGCAGCTAACGTCTGCTCCTGCTTCTGATGCTCTTGTACGAGTAAAGAGAACAACAGACCTTACTGCACGTTCAGTAGACTTTGCATC